AAAGAACGCTAAAGAAACTTACACCAATCAGGCACTCAGCCTGCTTCGTGACTTCGGAATTGTAGGTTAATAAATGGCAACTCCTAAACCAACACCTAAGCCAACACCAAAGCCTACTCCTGCGCCAAAACCTACACCTAAGCCAACACCAAAGCCTACTCCTGCGCCAAAAACACAAGTTCCACAATCACCGGGTCCCAGTAATTTACCTAAGTCAACACCTGTTAAAACTCCTACCCCTACAAAGACACCTACTAAAACTACTGGCACAACAGGAACTAAAGGTGCTGGTGCGACAGTAGAGTTTACTGGTCCTTCAAAGTATTCTCCTATTGACCCTAAGGTTCAGGCTGCTCTTGATAAAGCAGCAGCATCTAAAAAATTAGCAGATGAGAAAATTGCTATTGCTAAGGCTAAGTCCGAGGAAGCAAAAAAGAAGGCTGCTGAGGCTAAAGCAAAAATTGACTTGGCTAAAAAGAAAAAAGCCGAAGCAGATGCTCTTAAAAACAAAGGTAAGGGTACTGAGGATGACGGTACTGATGATGACGGTACTGGTACTGGCAATGATTTTGTTGGAAAGTTCATAACAACAAAGTCAGTTAAAGTTGGTGGCGGAACAAACATTTTCAATGTTTTCTCCAACGGTAAAGGTGGAACATACGAGGAATTTGTTGCCTTTATTCCTGATGATGCAGGTGGAGATAATACTGAAAGTAATCTTAGGGCTGCTGAACTTCTTACAGAGGAAAAGCGCGATAGACAACGCACAGCATTAGAGGAATTTGTTTCTATTCTTTCAGGCGCAGGTTTAAAAGACCTTGCTGATGAAGTAAACAAAATGATTTTAGATGATAAGACTGCTGCACAAATTAAACTTGAAATCCGTAAAACTAAATCTTATGAAGCACGCTTTCCGGGTATGAAGGCTCTTAGTGATGCACAAAGAGCAATTACCGAAGGTGAATACATTGACCTAGAAACAGGCATGATTTCAGTCCTTCGTTCACGGGGACTTGATGCTGAGGTTTATGGCTCACGCTCTGAATTAGGAAAGTACATTGGTAACTTTGTTAAACTTCCTGAGTTTGAGGAACGAGCAGCCCTTGCAGCAGACCGTGTGAAAAAAGAACCTGATGTTATGAAGGCTCTTGGCGAAATGTATGTAACAGAAGCAGATGCCATTGGCTACTTACTTAACCCATTGAAGGCAATGGATGTTATTAAGAAGCAGGTTCGTTCTGCTGAAATTGGTGCTGCTGCTGCTAGCGCTAGGTTTATGTTAGGCGCTGATGCTGCTGCCCGTGCTAGAGAAGCAGAAGCCTTAATTGGTGCTACTGGTACAGCAGATGTATCAATGTTAAAACAAGAATTTGGTAAAGCAAGAATACTTGCTGATACTCAATCATCACTAGCAAAACTTGAACGCGAAAACTACAACGAACTAGAAGCAGTACAAGCCGTTGTAGGTGGCGAGCAAGAGAAATTGTTAAAGTCAAAGCGCAGAGCAGAGCGTGAACAAATGTTCCGCTTTGGTGGTCAGTCAGGCGTAGGTGCTTATTCACTACGCAGTACGACTAACCAATAACTAGGTTCCTTATCTGACCGACCAGCCCGGATGAGTGTAAGAAGTCTGGTAGCAATAGCCAAGGTATGTTCCCCTACATACATTGTGGATTGCGAATACAACAACTAACGAAAGGGAGATGGCTAATGAGCCAAAATAACGAGTATGATGACGAGTTTGATGACTTCGGTGACGAAGGCACGGATGTAGTTAAGCAACTCCGAAAAGTAAATCGCACTCTTGAAAAGCGTGCAAAAGAACTGGAACAGGAGTTGAAAGGACTGCAATCGCAGACCCGCCAGCGTACTGTGAAGGATGTGTTACAAGCCAAGGGCATTAACCCAAAGATTGCTGCGTTCATACCGCAAGACATTGATACTTCTGAGGAAGCAATCAATGGCTGGCTAAATGAATACGGTGATGTATTTGGTTCAACCCAAAACGCTAATTTAGAGCAGGCTTCAAATAACAATTCACTAGATGTTTCTGCAAATGCAAGAATTAACCAAGTGGTTTCAACAGGACAAGTTCCGGAAGTTGACTCAGATGCTATGGCTAAAATTCTTTCAGCAGGAAACGCAGATGAATTAAATCGCATCCTTGGATTAAATTAACCAACTACCAATCTAAAGGAGTAATAACTCATGGCAGATACCAACACCACAGCCCTTGCAGGCTTGGTAAAAGTTGCGTATGACCGCTATGTTGAGTTCGCTCTCCGTTCGCAACCGCTAGTTCGTAGCGTTGCAGACAAGCGACCAGCACAGCAAGCAATGCCGGGGTCAAGCGTTGTATTTTCACTTTACAATGATTTGGCAGCGGCAACTTCTGCACTATCAGAGGCAACAGACCCTGATGCAGTAGCGCTATCAGATGTATCAACCACTTCTGTAACACTTGCAGAATACGGTAATGCATCACTTGTAACTCGTAAGTTACAACTATTCTCACTATCAGATGTGGACCCAGCAGTTGCAGACATTATTGCCTTCAACATGGCTGACTCACTTGATAAGTTAGCAATGGAAACTCTCCGTCAGGGAACAAATGTTATCTATGGTGGTACTGTTACTTCAACAGCAACAGTATCATCTGCTGATACCCTAACATCTGCAAAAATCCGCCGTGCGGTAGCCAAGTTGCGTAGCAACAAGGCTGTTCCACGCCAAGGTTCTTTGTACTGGGCAGGTATTCACCCTGAGGTTTCACACGACCTTCGCGCCGAAACCGGCTCAGTCGGATGGCGCGACATCCACGCTCAAACAGACTCTGCACAGGGTAACCTATGGGCTGGAACAATCGGAACATACGAAGGTGCTTTCTTTGTAGAAACACCACGCATGTACGAAAAGGCAGAAGGTGCTAATCAGTCAACCTTCACAACTACAACCACAACAACATCTGCATCAGGTGCAACAACAATTACTGTTGCATCAACATCAGGTATTGATGTCGGTGATGGTGTAGCGATTTCTGCAACAACTGGCGCAAGCACACTTGTTTCAGCAATCAACGGTGCAGTTCTCACCCTTTCAGTAGCAACTACTGCTGCTGTAACATCAGGTGCAACTGTAACTGTTACTCCAAAGACAAATGTTTACCGCACAATTCTTTGCGGAAAGCAGGCTTTGGCAGAAGCAGTAGCACAGGAACCGGGCGTAGTTATCGGACCTGTTACTGATAAGTTAATGCGTTTCCGCCCAATCGGATGGTACGGCGTACTTGGTTTCGCCCGCTATCGTGATGATGCGTTGTTCCGCATTGAAACTTCATCTAGCATCTCTGACTAATTTCGGAGATTAGTACCGGGGTGGCGGGTGTTTAAACGCCCGCTACCCTGTTACACTAAGGAGAATTATGGCATACCAATTCACACCACCCAGCATTAAAGAAACCCCTGCTGGTGGACATACCCTTTTTGAGCGTATGGGCATAAACCGTGGGATTACTGTCCTACGAGTTAATGGTGTGTATTCATCATTTCGTTATCCAAGTCAAACTCAAACCTTGGAAGCAGATGAAGTTTATTTAGGTGGTCACATTTACGACATTGATGAACAAACAAGAACACGGCTCATAGCAGCAGGCTATGAGGAATACATAACAACGGTTTAAACATGGCATGTAGAACTGGCTGTCCAACACAAGACCATACAAATTGGGGCGAGTGTTTGAGAGCATCTAACCTAGAGTTCAGCACAGGTGATGCTAACAGCGCTAAAGGTATGACTGATAAAAAATGGAACGCTGAACTTAATGCCTATGCTGCTGCAAGAGCGCAAGGTATTCAACCTGCTGGAACTTCAATGGCAAAAATTAAAGATGCAGTTGAAAAATCTGACAAGGCTGGCAAAGCCTTTGATGCAAATACAGGGACATTTAAGGGGTAACTATGACTGCCATTGTAGGTATTCAGGGAAAGGGTTGGGCGTTAATCGCAGCCGACTCCATGACTACCTATGAGGACAAACCATACTATGCAAAAGGTGTGGATAAAGTTATCAAAAAAGGCGACTATGTATTTGGGTTTTCAGGTGATGCTATTGCAGGAAACATTGCAACTTACCTTTGGACTCCACCGAAAGTAATTAAGACAATACCAACAGATGTGTTTATGCAGACAAAAGTTCTGCCTTCCCTACGGGAAACAATGATTGAACATGGGTACAACCCTGATACAACTAAAGATAAAGATGCCGGATTTGATGCACTTATTTGTTTAAACGGAGTTATCTACGAAGTTGACCAAGATTATTTATGGTCAAGAGATGACCGTGGTTTGTATGCGGTAGGTAGTGGGGGCGATTTAGCCCTTGGTGCGCTAGCAGCAGCAGGCATGAGCAAGAACTCTATTAAGAGCGTTGAGGCTGTGGCTCGTAGAGCAATTAAGGTTTCCGCTGATTACAACATAAGTGTTGGCGGAGATGTAAAAGTCATAACACAAAGGAGTAAGTAATGTGTGCTGAGTGTGGATGCTATGGTGCTGTTGAACCTTACGGCGTAGGCGGTAGGGAAGTAAGCAGTAAACCAACAGAAGCAAGTTTAAACAAGGTCACAGTTCAACCCGGTATGTATCACAAAAACAACATGGAAATGGAGAACGAATAATGCCAATGGTAAACGGAAAGAAATTCCCATACACAGCAAAAGGTAAGGCTGCTGCTAAGAAAGCAGCCAATGCACCAAAGACACCTGCAAAGAAAGCAGCAGTTAAGCCAATGAAAAAAGCAGTTAAGTCAATGAAAAAAATGGGTGGGATGTACTAAGCATGCCTGCCAAGAAAGACCCACGACTAACAAGAGCAGGAGTATCGGGTTTTAACAAACCTAAGCGTACTCCAAGTCATCCGACTAAATCTCATGTTGTTGTGGCTAAAGAAGGCTCACAAGTAAAAACAATTCGTTTTGGACAGCAAGGCGTGACTGGTGATAAACAACCAACCGCACGCCAAGCATCCTTCAAGGCTCGTCATGCTAAGAACATTGCCAAAGGCAAAATGTCCGCAGCATACTGGGCGAATAAGGAGAAGTGGTGAAAAAGAAAAAAGCATTTTGGGATACTAAAAACCCTAATAAAAAATCTACACCTTTAACACCAGCACAGAAAGCCAAGGCTAAGGCTATGGCTAAGAGGGCTGGTCGCCCTTATCCAAATTTAGTGGATAACGCAGCAGCAAAAAGAAAGGCTAAGTAATGGCACTAGGAACAGCAGGCAGTACATTAACAGGTGAACTTAATCGCCTTGCAGGTATTACCAGCGTGGCATCTTTTAAAGCACCGCAAGGTGCTGCCAATTCCTATGCAGGCACAACAGGCTTAGGTCTTATTGCTGCCCTTAATTACAAGGCTAGTTCATCCCGACAACCAAAAGACTATAAAGGTTTAAACGCAATTTGTAATGAACTTGCTAGTACAACCGGAAAATCTGCGGTAGATGCATTGAGGTCTATTAACCTATGAGTACACTTAACCAATTAACTGAGCGTATTGATACGCTATTGCATGGCTACACGGTTAACTCCGAAGCCAGCACATGGCTAACAACTAGCGCAACAACTTCTACAACTTCCCTTACTGTTTTTGATACATCAGTAATTGGTCGTGGCTTCATACAAATCAATGATGAAATGGTGTATGTAAACACCGTTAACCCAGCATCAAGCACATTAACTCTTGCCCCTTGGGGTAGAGGACAGCGTGGTACTACCGCTGCTGCTCATGCTGCTAATGATAGAGTTACAGTTTCACCATTATTTCCACGCAATGAAATTAAACGGGCAATCAACGACACTATCAATGCCGTCTATCCTGCTATCTTTGCAACTGGACAAACAGAGTTTAATTATGTTGCTGCTAAAACAACTTATGATTTACCTGATGATGCAGAAAACATTTTAAACATTACACACTCTGTTGTTGGTCCGAGCAATGAGTGGCTTCCAGTTCGTGCATGGCAATTAGACAGACTTGCAAACCCAACAACATTTGGCACAGGCGGTAACTTAGGAAAGAGTATCAGCGTTTACTCTCCTATCGTTCCGGGGCGTAAAGTCAATGTTGTTTATTCAAAGCGCCCAACTTTATTGTCGGCAGCAACTGATGACTTTGCAACTGTTACTGGTCTGCCTTCATACGCTGAGGATGTAATCCTTTATGGCGCTTCCTTTAGGATGATTTCCTTTCTTGACCCATCTCGCCTTGGTCCGCAACACGCAGCAGCAGACTTGCTTGACTCACAACAAACTGCTCGTTCAGGCGAAACCGCAGCACGCTTCCTGTTTGGTGTTTACCAACAGCGTTTAAACGAGTGTGCGGAAAACCAACGCAGACAATTCCCAGTCCGCAGTCACTATCAAAGGTAGGTAAATAAATGGCAGCAGGAGATGCAGGCTCACCAAAACGGTACTATTCAGCAACAGCAGTAGAAACAACAATTACTGCTGCTATTCCTTCGGCATCACAAGGAGATACTTACACATCTTTTGTTGTCGCATCAACAAGCGGTTTTGCTGCAAGTTTCCCTTACACACTTCTCGTTAACCCTGATACAAACAAAGAGGAAGTAGTCACAGTCACCGCTGGTACTGGCACAACTCTACAAGTTGTTCGTGGTCAAGATAATACACAGGCAGTAGCCCACTCAGCAGGCGCAACAGTTCGCCATGCAGTATCTGCCCGCGAGTTCCGTGAATTACAAACCCACATTGCAGCCCGTGGTTTTGATGCCGACTCAGGCATTATGACTAACATTGAAACACATGTTCACGGTCTTGGTACAGGTGATGGTTCGGTAGTAGGTACTGCAAAGGCTCAAACCCTTAGCAATAAAACATTAAGCACAACCAATAATACATTTACTGGTGTTGCTACTCTTGCTGGTTCTGAAACACTTACCAATAAACTTTTAACAAGCCCAACTGTTGATGGTGATGGCATTTATTTTGAAGGCTCAACTGCTGATGGTAATGAAACAAGACTTACCGTAGTTGACCCAACCGCTGACCGTATTATTACGCTTCCAAATGTGACTGGTACTGTTGCAATTCTTGATGCTTCACAAACATTAGAAAACAAAATTTTAACAAGCAATACTTTAGGTTCTGCCCTTGCTGCTGGTGGATTTACTGTATCAGGTTTGGCTACACCTTCTGCTACATCAGATGCTGCAACTAAAGGTTATGTAGATACACAAGTTGCAAACCTTGTTGACTCAGCACCGGGAACACTAGAT